CAGATGAGTTATTGGAGATGAGGTTGCCTCCAGCAGCTATATTGCCAGAAACTGAGACGGCGGATGGTAAGCTTACAACAAAAGAGCCAGAGGTTTCAGTTACAGTAATTTGATCTGTAGTGCCAGTAATTCCAGTAATTAATTTAGCGCCAACAATAGTATTAGATGCGTTCTTATAGAATAACTTGCCATCTGCATAGTTTAATGCCAGTTCCCCATGAGTCATAGAAGCAGGTACAGACGTAGTTGTACCTGAATTCTTAACTAAAATAGTATTAGCCATGTAAAGACCTCTATAGGAATATAAAATAAGCGCTTATGTTAATAGTAACATTTTTTATTCTGTTGTGCCAGAACAAGATTCCAAATCTTCAAAACGTTTAGTAATCAAATCATCGTATTTAGCTGCGATTTCTGCAACGTTGTGTTGAATCAAGGCGTTGCGTGTACGCTGTGCAGTGGAAGGACCAATGTGTTGCTTGTAAATCATCTTGGGAATATAATTAAATTTAGTAATTAAAAAAGTTCTAACAACTAGATCAAAATCATCTGCTACAGTAAAACGAGGATCATGTCCATTCAACTGCCTATAGACATCTGCTCGCCATGCACGAACGTGATTAGGCGCTGAAACGATATGTCTAATAGTAGTAGGATTAATCTCTGGAGCACCCATTGTCCACACTTGATGTTCTTCATCCCAATAGTCGGAACCATAGCCAAAAGCCCAACCATCAGGGTATCTTCCTGATTGGCCATCTGGTAAAATTTCACACCAATCAGAATAAACAAAACCAACTTCAGGATCAGTAAATGCGTCAGCAGTTAACTGTAGTGCGTCGGGCATTAATTCATCATCGTGATCTAACTCTACTAGAATGTCACCCTCGGCTGCCATCATGCACTGACGTTTAACTCTGCCAATGCTTCCAGAATGAACATGTGATTTATGCGCCATCAATCTAAATCTTTCATCAGACGCTAAACCATAAATTTGATTCCATGTATTATTATTAGTAGAATCGTCCCAAACAACCCATTCCCAATCAGTATAAGTTTGAGATTTAAGACTTGCCCAAGTTCTAGCTAGAATACTTGGATCAGTATTATAAGTTGGTGTACAAATAGAAATCATTTAAGCCTCAGTATCAATAAAATATATGTATATATTATCACATTAACTTGCAATGTGCCAATAATCCTTGCTCTTATTTAAGGACTTTAGTCTTACTATTCTATCGAGGATGGGAGTCTTTATCATGCGGAATTTTATTGGTAACTTATTTAGGTTTTCTACTATATCACTAGCTATTGTTGGCTTTTTTGCGCCGCTATCAAGTGCGCACGCAAGCAACTTATTAGTCAACGGGGATTTTAATGGATCCTCTGGATGGACTGTGTCCCAAAATGGAGGCTCTGGAGTTTTATTCAATGGCGCTTTGCAATTTTCCTATCAGACCGGCGAAGTATTCCAAGCTATCACTGTTACACCAGGGGATACTGTAACTCTTTCATTTGCTGTTGACAATAGCCTGACAAATAGCGTAGGCCAAGGTGTTGTATCGGACACCTGGACAGCAACGATATCCTCGGATTCGCCTTCTCCCGCCTCAGCCACAGTCACTAGATCTGTTGCTCATGATCTTGAAAACTTCAGCCTGTCCATTACCATTCCGCAAGGTGCAACGACCGCTACAATAACCTTTAGTGGTATGGACAAAGGTTTTTGGAGTGGGCACTACGGTCCAAGTATTGATAATGTCTCCATAGGAGTGACCCCAGCGGCTTTCGTCCCGACAGGGTATCCAGCAGACCAGCAGTGGGAAGCAGTGACTTACGGTGATGGAAAATTTGTTGCCGTTGCTTCGTCCGGAGATGGCAACCGTGTCATGACTTCAACAAATGGCAATTATTGGACCTCAAGAACGTCTGCTTCTGATAGTAACTGGCAGGGGATCACCTACGCCGACAATCAGTTTGTTGCGGTTGGTTCAAATGCTGTAATGACCTCGCCTGATGGAGTTACTTGGACATCAAGAACTGCGCCAGTTGGCGAGTGGCAAGCAATCACGAACTGTGGCGGTCTTTTTGTTGCTACCGCAACTTGGGGTAGCAGTTATGTAATGTCTTCCACAGATGGTGTTGAATGGACATTACGCACTCCATCTTATGGATGGTCACATGACGCTGTTGCCTGTAGTGCAACAATTCCACGGTTTGTATCTGTGTCTCAGTTTGGTAGAGCATGGTCTTCCGCCAATGGAACTACTGGCTGGTCTACTCAAAACCCTGGTGCAATTGTGGATATCCGAACAGTTGCGTTTGGTAATGGTCGTTTCTCGTGGCTTGAGTACAGCACAAACTCGGGAAATAGATACGGCGGTTACTCCATAAATGGATTGAACTGGTCTGCTGGACTTGTTCCATCTAACCAGTGGAAATACATCACCTACGGCGAAGATAAATTTATTGCGGTAGCGGAAGGTGGATTAAATTCCCGCTCCGCTTATTCAACCGATGGTGCGAACTGGACGCTAGGTTCTGGAGTTCCAAATAACTCGTGGCAAGGGGTTGCTTATGGGGCTGGAAAGTATGTTGCTGTAGCAAACTCTGGAACAGACAACAGAGTTATGACTTCTGCGGATGGTCAATCATGGGAGAGTCTGTCTGTCACTCCTCCTCCGTACTTCAATGCCGTCACAAACCTGACGGCTGTTGCCAACGCAGATGGAAGCGTGAACCTTGACTGGGATGCGCCAACATCAAGCAATGTTGACATCTACGCTTATGCAGTTAGTTTTTACGACCTTGACGAAATTGGTGGAACCACCTCAGGCGGTTGGGGTTTATCGACTAATCAAGGAACTACTTATTTGTTAAGCACTGGGATGTTCTCTGGTAGCAATCCTCTCACGACTGGATACGGACCAGTTCGCTTTGGCATTAAAGCAGGAAATCAGAGCTGCTTTTCCAGCGCAGGCGTAGGTCCATGCGTGTATGGACCCGAAGTCACTGTTGATGCAACTGTTCTTGATCCAACCCCCGCCACAACAACTACCACCGAGCCCGAACCAGAAACAACTACCACAACTGAGCCCGAGCTAGAAACAACAACTACCACCGAGCCGGAACCAGAAACAACAACTACCACCGAGCCAGAGCCAGAAACAACTACTACAACTGAGCCGGAACCAGAAATAACTACTACAACTGAGCCAGAAACAATTCCTCCTGTAGTTATTCCTCCAGATACAGATCCCCCTACAGTTGATCCGGAACCAGAAACTACAGTTCCCGAACCAGAAACAACTATTCCTGAACCAGAAGTTATAGAGCCGGAGCCTGAGACTACTGTTCCGGAAGAAATATCTGATCAAGTAGATGAGATTTTATCTGGAGATTTAACTGAAGAAGAATTCGCTAATGCTGTAGATGAAATTTTAACTTCAGCTGATAACGAAGAAGAGTTAGTTGCTGCAGCTACAGAATTATTATCTGGTGATTTATCAGAAGAACAATTCACAGAGGTTATTGATCAAGTGTTTGCGGAAGAATTAAGTGATGAGGCGTTTGCTGAAGTGCTTGATACCGTGTTCGAAGAACCACTGAGTGACGAAGAGTTTACTGCAGTCATTGATGCCGTCTTAGATCAGCCATTGAGTGACGAACAATTCGAAAATCTAGTTGACGTGTTGAGTAGTGAAACAGTTACTGATGAGCAAGTACAGGAAGCTGTCGATGCAATTATAGAAAATGGAATAACGGAAGATCAGGCAACTGAGATTGCTACAAGTGCAGAGGTACTATCATCTATCGATGGAGAACAAGCAGCAGAAATCTTTGCTGAGATCCCTATTGATGACATAACAGAAGAGCAAGCGTTGGAAATTATTACTGCGGTACAAGACGCTCCAACAGAAGTCCGTTCTTCATTCGAAGAAGAAATAAACATATTTGGCTCAGGAAGTTTAAATACTTATGTGCCGTTAGGTTCCAGCATAAATGTGGGACAAAGAAGAGCGGTCATAGCTGCTGGTGCAGTTATAGCTGTTGCTCCAGTAGCTGGGGCTTCAAGAAGAAGATAACAACAGGGAGATATAATAATGAAAAAATTTATAACTAAACTAATAGCTGCACTTTACGACCAGGCTTGGACAATTGCCGGAACAATACTTGTTCTTATTACTTTGTCTGGAGACATACAGACATGGGGTATAAAAATCAGTGTTATTACCTTAATGATAGTTCTGTTTGGCGCTGTAATTAAAAAAGAAATGGATGATTCTGATTGATTATTTAATCAAATCTTCTGGAATAATCCACAGCTTGCATACAGCGTTAGGCTCAATCTTACCAGCTACTATTTCGCATCCCTGACCACCCATAAAAAATACGCAGTTAGAACAAATCATCCCCTGCTTAATGAAGGGGTTAACTTTTGCGGGAGCATAATGTGCACCGTTTGCCTTTGATGTCTGATCAAACTTTCCAAACATTTCAACCAATTGTTCGTATTGGTCGTACATTAATTTTTGACGAGGATTTAATTTTTCTTCAGGATCATCTGGATCTTCTTCATCTTCAGGTTCCTCCTCGGGCATTTCATCTTCTGGCATATCTTCATCATCGCCATTAGAATATTCTGATAGCCAATAATTACTCATCTCTTGAGCCACCTTTTACTATGCCATCAGGAATCGCAGCTAGTCTGCAGTAACCATTGTCTTCTACTGTCTGAGCTACAATCTTGCAAACACCATTACCTTCGTAAAGGGCGCAATTACCACACTTGACACCTATAGTTAGGTTATCGTTTTCCGTACCTGGAACATATCCAACCCATATTCCATTACCATCACCATTAGCGAGCTTACCGTATTTTGATACGATACCTATCATGGCCTGAACATATTCTTCCTCAGCTGCAGGAAGTTTATTTTCCATTTTTTCTAAAAATTCAGCTAACCAATAAATTGCCATTATTAACCTATACACTTTCTTGAGCAGAATCTTTCATTATTATGTTCGTAAATCATACCACGTATGAACTGTCTACTACAGGTCGGACAGGTAAAAGACTTGCCTTTTAATCCTACATACAGAATAGCTTTACCTGCTGGCTCTGCTTTTAATGTAGCTACAGGTGAATTTGAAACATTTTTCTTTGCGGGCTTTTTACCGGCCATTTTGACTCCTTAGGTATTCAAGACATCTAGGAGTATAGTAATCACTTTTTCCTATTTATAGTTATTTTGTATGTAAACAGGATAAGTTTCATCTATCTCATAATACTTTAGGGGAAATCTATCAAATGGATCTATTCCCTTTTCAATCCTATGCTTAATAGTTTCTAAAGACTTGTATTCATTTTCATTATATTCTGTATGCGCAAATGATTCTATCTTATATATAATATTATTAATATCTGAAAAATAAGAAAAGTGCCAACCAGCGTTGGGTATTCTTGGCAAAAGTGCTTCTCTCATTTTTTGTGGACTATTTTTTTTTAACTCCGAGTATTTCAACGCAACTGGTCTAGCAGTTTGGTTGCAGTGATCTGGAACCTGCCAATTAAAATTCCAAAAATATTGCCTATTATCTAAAGCTACAGGTTTTTTTATATTTTTTAATTCCTGTATAACAGATGATTTAATAATTTCATCCACATCAGATATTAAAATTATGTCATTCTTTTTAGCAAAAGATAAACCATCCATGATGGCGTTTCGTTGAAAGTATTCTCTCTCCCAAGAAGTCATTTCATCTTTTGGAAAATCAACCTTTATTTTAATTATTTTATCCAAAAATGGATTTATCCATTCACCTATATCTTCTAAATAGAAGGGCTTGCTATTGCCAGTAAAGGTTTTAGATGCCTCTACAATTACGAATGAATCAACACAAGAGTATAATTCGTGCAAGCGGATCTTTAGCATTTGTTCTTCATTAAAATACGTAAAGCAATCAAATATTTTCATACACTAATACATTCTCATTTTTAAACATTGAATATCTTTTAATTTCAGTTTCCACTTGTGCGTTAATAGTTAGATATTTTCCAAGATCATTTGCCCAAACACCTGGATTTACCACCATTGCAAAACCGCCAGGTTTTAAAAAGCTTTTGATCTGACGGGCTACCATATCTGTGTCGTCGTTGAAAAGTTCTGGATCATAATTAAATGAAATAAATAAATCACAAATTGATTGACCAAAATATATACCGTTTATACCGGCTTCCCAGTACTTACACTCGTCGTTAGAGAGATATTTTCCTCTTTCAGTATGCATCATAAAAGCGCCAATACCATGCTTAGGCGTGTGTAAAACATCTAACAATTCTTTACTACGGCCATAAAGAGTCGTAAATGTTGTTTGTGGAAACACATCTCTAATTATATGTGCTACGTAGTCCCAATCCATGATATGTATTATAACACAGGCTTACGGGCGTCGACTTTAAGCCAGCCCCATTCATCTCCACGCTTAACATCTAATATTTCAAAACCCATTTTTTCAAAGTCGTCTTGCAACATTCTATGCGTTAAGCCCACAAAGTGAAAGTCAAAAGGATTAAGTTGTTCCGCAAAAAAGATTTGCTGCATTCTTCTGTCTCCATCGAGGGAGTCCATAGAGATTAATTGATTACAGGCTAGGATAAAGTCTGGGACTTCTATTCTGATCATGCCACCTGGCTTAACAATTCTACACCACTCAGCTAATACTGATTGATATTCTTTCCAAGGAAAATGTTCTAGACATTCAGAGTTATAAACTATGTCAGCGTAATTATCTGGAAGATTGATTTTTCGTGCATCGCAAACTACGTCTACTGGGACAAAAGTTTTATTTACATGATCATATAATGGTGTTGGGTCTATATCTATGTGCATCCAGTCTGAACCTAGGTATGTTCTAGTACCAATTACAACTTTTATGCCATTACCTTGTGGTATTGTTTCTAATCTCATTTAAATTATTCTTCCTCGATAAAGATTTTGCCAACGTGGGACCTTGATAATATCTACTTCGCGCCCCAAAGCTGCTATATAAATTGTTTCTGGACTCTCATTTAACCCTTTAAGCTCAGGTTGCAACTGATACCATTCCTCCATGTAATGGGAAGTCCAATCTTCGAACCTAGTTACGTTAGGGCTATGGTAGGTTACATGCGGGCCTACAAAATATTTATTCCATTTATTCACCCAGTTAACTACGCCTGCATTAATTCTTTCCTGTGCATCAGGATTTCTAGTGCTTGTGGCATCGTGAGAGACTACTACTGATGGATCAGCTACTATCTTCCAGCCACCTAATCTTATTCTAGTCTGGAAATCAACTTCTTCTTGATGCCCGATCTCTGTATCAAATCCACCGATTTCTTTGTATCGTTGACGATTTAAAATCCAACAAAATCCAACACCCCATAATATTTCCATATATCTTGTACGCTGTATAGGGTAAGCTCCACCATTAGGAAAAGCCATAGCGACTTCATGATTAGATTCTAGATAACTAGCCAATTTCTCATCCCAACCACGAGTAATAGCATACGCATCGTTGTCAAGATAGCCGACATTGTTAGTCTCTGCCCACTCCAGTATTTGATTGACTGCTCCGACATATCCAGTATTGTGATCTAAAAATCTTGGAATGATTCTTGAATCTTCATTAGCGTGTCTTTCAATAACTTCTCTGACACCTGGGTCAGTCGATGCGTTATCGACAACTAGAAAGCGCCAATCGGAAGTAGAGTTCTCTCTCATGTTAATAAGCATCATATTTAACTTCTGAGGATTATTATAACTAGCAGTGCCCATATCTATTCTCATGGCTTCACCCACCACTGTCCATTTTCATGACGGACAAATCCTATTTTTACTAACATTGGATCCCATTCCCATTCATATTTATTATTAATAGCTAAGTGCATCGGGATAGAATTTCCATGCTCAGCGTCGCCTATTCCGAATGCGTTATTAGGAATGAACACACCGTTTTTCTTTAGGCAATTAAAAATAGCTAAAGCCCATTCATCTACGTTTACGACATGCTCGAGAAAATCTAGGGCGACAACACCGTCAAACTTATTGCTACCAATTGTTGGCGCAAAGCTATCAGTGAATAAAGTTTTGATATCTAGATCAGGGCGCTTGCTAAATCGGTACTGTGCGAAGTTAGCTGTTTTACTATTTTCCAAATCATGGTATGTTGTCTTAATGCCCTGCTCGGCCATTCGCAAACTAAGAGTTCCAATTCCATCACCAATGCTTAAAACATTCTTTTTTCCAGAATGAAATAAACCTAAGGAAATTCCCTCACACATACCCTTGTAATTAAAACCCTCATCTAAATGATAGGCGGATAGTTCCCATATATAAGAGTCAGTAGTTCTATACCAATTCAATAAAGAATTAGGATCATCTACATTAGTGCTGTTATCAATGAAATCTTTAGCCACTTCATGATGATTTGCATGAAATCCAAGACTCAATCTATCTTTTGCATCCTTTAAACTTATTCCTAAAAATCCTGAAATAAGTTCTGCCTGGTTATCTATATTCATTTTTTCACTTTCTCCCATAATAAATATGAGGACATTAATCCTTCTTCGTAGGAATCTATATACAATGACTTGCACCAAGTTGTATCTTTGGGTCTTGGAGCAATACCTTTAAAGTGCTCGTGAGATACACCCTTAATTATAGGGTTAATGCATCCGTGTACATTATACTTTAAATCTCGTGCTATAGCAAATCTGCTACACTTTATCGGAATCCCTAAATGAACTATTTTTTCTTTAGCGTTTTTAAAACCTAAAGCTCTATTCCAAAGAATCTTCGCGGCATCTTGTGCGAACAGTGGAGAGAAGAATCGATCATCAACTTGGAGCTGCACTTCATCTTCTATCATTGACTCTAAGGGATTCTTGCGACCAATATCTTGAAAAGGTCTTACTCCAATTACGAAAGTTAATCTACATATTTCTGTATTTTGATGAGCTAAAACTATATGTTCAGCAGTTAGTTT